GGAAATAATGGTGCTTACTACTCTAATCAATTAACACAACAAGGCAATACACCAACAGACGATTTGATGTGTCTGTCCATAGGGCCTGGAAAAGCATACGTCAAGGGATATGAGATAGAAACTCTCAACACTACAACTGTTGATGTACCTAAACCAAGAACAACTGCAAAGATAGTAAACGAGTCACTACCATTCAGTGTGGGTAGACAAATAGAATTAAACAACGTTTATGGTTCACCTTTAATTGGTGTCAGCACTAGTTCTCATGTAAAATTATTTGATCAAAGAACATCCACTGTTGGAACTCCTAACGGCAATCAAATTGGTGTTGCTAGAGTATATGATATGAAATTGAAGAATGTTGGTTATGCCGATTCTTCTACAATATTTGAATCATCTTTATATGATATTCAGACATTTACATATTTACAATTAAATACAAAAACCACCGTAAATCTTCCAGCATACATTGTTGGACAAAACAGTAACGCTTCTGGTTACGCTTATACTTCTGTAAATAACAAATCACAAATAACTTTATATCAAGTTGCTGGACAATTCCAAGTAGGTGAAGAGTTCTTTATCAACGGTGTTACTGCAAATAGAAGTATCACAGAGGTAGAGGATTATGGAATAGAAGACGTAAAACAGTTGGTCAGTAATGATATGACTAACTATCCATTTACAGCAGATCCTATTCTAAGTCTAGGTCACTTGATTGCTCCTGTTGCAACACAATTTACTGTAAGTGCTGCATCTGGTGCTGCGTCTACAATAACATCTCCTAGTGCAAGTTTTGTAAACTCTGGTATCAAGACAGGTGACATTATTCAGTACAGTTTAACTGGCAATTCGGTTCCCACATACAACAGAGTTACTGCTGCAAACGCAATAGGAATTAGTCTTGCAGCCACCACAGATGTTCAGAATGTATGTTCTGGCGCATTACCAACATCCGATACAAGCGTAAATGACTTATTCAAAGTTTCTTTAGAGGTTAGGAACAACTCTAAGGCATTTTTATTCAGCGAACTTACAAAACCAAATGTAGCAAGTGTGGATACTAATGGTGCTGACATTCTATTCAAGAAGTCATATAGTATCACAGTTGCAAGTAATGCTTTCAGTGGAACTTTAGAAACTGATGCAGATTTAACTTTAGAACCATTTGATGAAGAGGATTATAACCTCTCATTTAAGACATCTGGTAAGACAGAAAATCTAACTAATCAAAAACTTACAGTCAGTGGTAGAACAATCACTCTATCTGGATTAGATACGGCATCAGGTGCAGCTATCTTAACAGTAACTTGGAAGAAGGTAAACGTAAAACCAAAGGCAAAAGTATTCAAGAGAGCGACAACATATACAATCAATAAGTCTAATAAGACTCAATCTGGTACAGGATTGATGAAGTTAAACGATGGTTTGACATATGATACGGCATACGGAAACCGAGTACAAGATGAAAGAATATCTCTCGGTGCTTGTGATGTTGCAGAAGTTCTTGCAGTATTAGAATCATCATCTACAAGTGACCCACAATTCCCAATCTTACAACTTACAAATCTAAACTCTAACATTCTTAACGCTGTAGTTGGTGAAACTATAGTAGGTAGGACATCTGGAGCTTCTGCTGTCTTTGTTGCTACTAATGGATCTGATGAAGTAAGTTTTGTATCTCAGAATGAAAACGCTTTTGAGATAGGCGAAGAAATTATATTTGAAGAAACTAATGTGTCTGGTGTTGTGCAATCATTTACTCCAGGCGATAGAGATATAAGAAATAATTTTGAGTTTGATCCAGGCCAAAGATTAGATTACGTTGATTTCTCTGCACTTATCAGGAAGTCAGGAACTGAATCACCTACGAGGAGACTTACAGTTGTTTACAATAACTTTGTTATTGATGCTGCAGATCCAGGCGATTTCGTAACAGTGAACTCATATGAAAGGAAATTATATGGTACTGTATTACCAATTATTAATGGTATAAACAGTGCGGACATTATTGATCTACGACCTAGAGTTACATCTACCATTTCTGGTAAAGCTCCTTGGGAATTTGATGCAAGAGTATTTGTGCCTGGCACATCTTCATCATCTCATGTGGTTGCTAAGGATAAATCGTTCAATGTATCCTATGAATATTATCTTGGAAGAATTGACAAATTATTCTTAAGTAAAGAAGGTATCTTTACTCTGTCTCAGGGTGTCCCATCAGAGTTACCAAAACTTCCAAACACTATTGATAATGCCTTAGAGGTAGCTACAATAAAACTTCCTCCATACGTTTATAATACAGGTGATGTTAATCTCACAATCGCTAGACATAAACGATTCCGAATGAAGGATATTGTTACTCTAGAGAATAGAATTAAAAATATAGAATATTATACATCTTTATCCTTACTTGAAGTGGAGACATCAAATATGTCTCTTCGTGATCCACAGACTAATCTTGAAAGGTTTAAGTCTGGATTCTTCGTAGATAACTTTAAGTCTGCAACTGGTGGTGATATAAACAACAGTCAGTATAAGGCATCTATTGACGCTATAGACGGTAGATTGAGACCTCAGCACTATACAACTTCTATTGACTTATTACTTGGATCAGAGGCGATTGTAGGTGCTGCAACATCTTCCAATCCATCTGCTGACTTTAGATTTGCAGAGGATCTAGGTGATGCAAACGTCAAGAGAATTGGTGACGTTGTATGTTTAAACTACGACGATACAGTTTACTTAGAAAATAACTTTGCAACTCGTATTGAGAATGTAAACCCATTTGCTGTTGTCAACTGGATTGGTCAAGTTGAATTAAATCCAGGCACTGATACATGGATTGAAACTAGAAGAACTTCTGCGACCTATGATATTGAAGGTAGTTTCAACGCTACTATGGGAATCACTGGCGCTGACAGTAATACTGGTTTATCACCTATAGATTGGGGATCATGGGAAACAACTTGGACAGGATCAAGTGTGGATACAGGTCCAACTCTGTTTAGTAGAACAGATACAGAAGTTACTGGTAGATCTGAACAAAGAGGACATTTTCAACGTGGATCCCATATTCCTCTTGGCCGTGGTATTCCTATCACCACAACAACTAACTTCCTTGATACAACATTCAACTTTAAAGAACAGACTACAACTACAACTACAAACCAAACTAGACAAGGTATTCAGTTCCGTGTTGGTGAAAGATTTGACACTACAAGTCTAGGTGACAAGGTTGTAAACACAGAAGTTATCGCTACAATGAGATCTAGAAACATTGAATTTGTTACTAGAAGACTTAAGCCAAACACAAGATTATATCCATTCTTTGACAACATTGATATGTCAAGGTTTGTTGTGCCAAAACTTATAGAAATCACAATGATAAGTGGTACATTTGGTGCTGGTGAAATTGTAGAAGGAAGCCGTCCTAACTCTAACAATGATGCAATTAGATTCAGATTAGCAAATCAGAATCACAAATATGGTCCATACAATAATCCTGATCAGGTTTATAAACAGAATCCATATGACCCTGCATCTAGTATTTCATCTACATATTCATCTACAACCTCATTATTGAATGTAGATACTGCATCTTTAGAACTCCAGTCTGCATCTGGTTTCTATGGATACATTACTACTGGAATGAAACTTATAGGTCAGTCCAGTGGTGCTATCGCACAAGTATCTGCAATTAGATTGATTACAGATAAATCAGGAACACTTATCGGATCACTATTCTTACCTGATCCTACAATTCCATCTGCTCCATCTTTCAATACTGGTACTAAGACATTCACTCTATCATCATCTCCTGTAAACTCAACTATCTCTGGATTTACAGATAGTTCTGGTGAGGCTAACTTTACATCATCTGGTACATTACAAACTGTAGAATCTTCAACTCTTAGAACAAGAAATGCAGATGTACAGAGAATACCACAGTCTGCCGATAGAACTTTAAGTGAGGAGAGTAGTCGATTAGTAATTGAAAATACTTTTGCAAATAGATCTACAACTCAGACTAGATGGGTTGACCCTCTTGCTCAGTCATTTGAAGTTCCCGACATCAACGGTGTATTCCTTACTAAGTGTGACGTTTATTTCCAAGCGAAAGACACAAATGAATTACCTGTTACTTTACAAGTAAGAACACTTCAAACTGGTTTACCTACTCAAGAAATCTTGCCATTTGGTGAGTGTATTCTTGATCCTGACCAAGTTGTATTGTCAGCTGATGGATCTAAACCGACGACATTTACCTTCCCATCACCTGTATATTGTGAGGGTGGAGGGGAGTTTGCACTTGTTCTTCTATCCGCATCTAACGAATACTTTGTTTACATCTCTAGGATGGGTGAAGAGGATATCACGACGGTCAATGCTGCAGATTCTGAGAAGATTATTGTGTCTCAACAACCTCTACTTGGTTCATTGTTCAAATCACAGAACGGTGCTACATGGGATCCTAGTCAGTTAGAAGATCTCAAGTTCAATCTTTACAGAGCTAACTTCACAGCAACATCTGGTAGAGTCAACTTCTATAATCCAGATTTAGATATTGGAAATAGACAGATTGTTTCTCTTGCTAACAACCCTGTTGACATGCTTGCCTATAACGCAGTGGTTGGTTTAGGTAAGAGTTTGACTTCTGCTGAACAGGCTGGTTTAACAGAAGGAACTACAATCTACCAACAAAATAATCCAAACTTTAGTGCAAATCTAAACAAAGTTCTTGGTGCAATCGGTGTCGGCAGTGATCTAACAATCACTAATGGCGGTAGTGGTTTTTCTGCAACATCTGTTGTTTACTCTGGTGTACCTCTCATTTCACAATTTGGTAAGGGAGCTGGTGCAACTGTCAACTTAACTGTTGACAATAGAGTTGCTGTTGCTGCAACAGTGGCAATCGGTGGAACAGGATACTCTGCTGGTGATGTATTGACTGTAGATGCTGCCAATACTGGTGGATTTGGAAAAGATTTAAGACTAACAATTCCAAATAATGTAGGTGTTATTAGTGCGTTTAATACTTTAGTTCTTAATAATATTCAAGGTAAACCTAAAGTTGATTCCTCTTCTGCTATCGTATATGTTGGTGGCGGTGGAACAAGTGTTGTAAACGGAGCTCCTATTACATTCTTACAAAACGTGACTGATGGATTACATTTCCGTGTAAGACACTCTAATCATGGTATGTACTCTGCTGAAGATCAGGTTATACTATCTGGTATTGAGGCTGATGTTAAACCAGAGAAATTAACATCCACAGTTGACTCCACAAGTACAGAGGATATGACTGTTACTGCTGTTGGAATCTTCACTTCATTCGAGAACGTTGAAGTTAATAGTTCAAATCCAGGCTATGCCAAGATTGGAAATGAAATTATTAAATACACTGGTGTTACAACTACAACATCCACAATCAACAATATCACTAGATCTATTGATAACACCAAAGCTGGTGATTATGAAGTAAATGACAAGATATTTAAGTATGAGTTGAACGGAGTTTCTCTAAGAAGAATCAACACATCTCATAGTTTCTTACCCACAGATGATACTAAGTATCCTATTGATGTCGATCATTACTGGATCAAAGTTGGAGTTTCAAGTAGAGGTGTAGACCGAGCAACTGGAAATGCAAATGGATTCCCAGAACTATTCTTTAGGGAAAATAAATCTGGTGGTAGTTACGACCAACAATATGTACAGGTAAGTAACTCATATGGTCCTATGGCAACTCAGAATATTCCATTCAATATTGTCAGACCTAATGTTGCTACTCTCTTACCAGAAGGCACTGAAATTTCTGCTAAACTTAGAACATTTAGTGGTAATAGTCCTGACGGAAATCTCAAAGCATATGTTGATCAGGGATACGAGGATATATCTCTAAACAGTAATAATTATCTATCAACTCCAAGAGTCGTTGCATCCAAGACAAATGAACTTGCAAAACTTATTGATTTCCCAGGCAGAAAATCATTTACATTACAAACAACTCTGACTACAGATGATCCTAAAGTAAGTCCTTTCATTGATTTGGATAGGGTTAACATGATTACTATTATGGATAGACTTAATTCTAAGATTGATGATTATGCTACAGATCGTAGAGTCAATTCAATTGACCAAGATCCTAGTGCTGCAATCTACTTATCTAAGATCGTGAATCTTGAGAAGTCTGCTGATGGATTAAAAGTTATGTTTGATGCTTACAAACATTCAACGAATGACATCAGAGTTCTATACAGAATATTCAGAATCGATGCTCCACCACAGTATCAATTATTTGAACTATTCCCAGGCTTTGAAAATTTAGATCAAGAAGGTAGGGTCATAGATCCCGCTAAGAATAATGGTAAACCTGATAGAAGAATACTTTCCTCATCCACTGAGTCTGATTATAAAGAGTATGAGTTCAATGCTAAAGATCTACCACAGTTTAATGGATTCCAAATCAAAATAGTGATGACAGGAACTAACTACGCTTACGTTCCTAAGATTCGTGACTTGAGAGCTATTGCATCTATCTAATGAATAAAATAAAAGTAAAAGATAGTGGATCTCTTTTCAGAGATGAAGAATCAGGTGCAATACTAAATTGCTCTGATTCTGAATATAATAATTATCTCAAATTGAAAGAAAAGAAGATGAAGGAATCGAGTGAAATGGATAAACTAAAGGATGATGTTGATGAACTTAAGGATATGATGAAACTAATTTTAAGTAAATTAGATAAATAACTAAAACCTCCCTTTGACAGATGACAGCAAGGAACATCAACTTAGTTTTAGATCAAGGTGTGGATTTTGAAGCAACTTTCACCATCAGAAATGAAGATGCAAGTTCTTTGAACCTAACAGGCTACACTGGAGTTGCTCAACTAAGAAAGCACCCTGCTGCAACAAAGTCTACTGCTTTCACGGTATCTTTTCCCAATAGATTGAATGGGCAAATTAAAGTAGCAATGGCAAGCACTATGACTTCTGTTATAGAAGGAGGAAGATATGTATATGATTTAGTTTTAACTTCGCCAAATGCGTATAAGACTAGACCAATACAGGGAAACCTTCTCGTAATTCCAGGCGTAACACGATAATGGCAGATTACTTAGTCACTCTCAATGAACCTGGCAGTTACAATGTCGGTGTAGACTACGAGATTCCCTCGAAGTCGATTCAATATGGTAATATCATTATTGGTAAAACGCCAGCACAAGATGGTACTGAAACTACATTTTCCCTAAATGATCAAGGAGCACCATATTCTCCTAATAACAATCAACAACTTATTGTTACGAAGAATGGTCTTTTTCTAGATCCAGCAAATGATTATAATATTTCTGGTGACAAGATTGTATTTACCAATGCTCCAACTAATAGTGATGACATAGTAATTATTGCTCTTGCAGCTGCTGCTGACTTAACAAGGACTGTAAACTATGTAATTGATAGTGGAAGTCTCCCAATGCAAGTCGGCGATAAAGGTAAATTAACCATAGATGTCGGCGGAGTTATTGAGAATGTTAGAGTTTTATCAGATCAGACAGGTGATATCGTGTTTGATATATCTAAAACCACATTCGCAAATTATCCTACTTTTAACAGCATTACAGATGCTCAAAGGATACAACTAATCAATAAAGATAAATACTTTGATGATGTCCTAAATAATTGGACAACAACGATTACAGCTGGGGATATTCTCCGATTTGACGTAATCAGTGTGAACAATATTAGAAGATTACTAATCTCTCTAAAATTAAAATTATAAATACATTTAGTTCTTAGTTCAACTAGACCCCT